TTGCACTGGTGGCAGACCCGCGCAGTCAGGACCGGCTTTGCTGCTTCGCGCTTAGACTTGTTGTTCTTTACTCCAGCCATTTTCTATCCTTCCAATCAGATGATTTGATCTGCGCACGCCGCGCAGTTATGGAGCGGTGGGCAAACACCGGGCTCAAAATCAGCAACGCCAGCAGGGGCAACTGCAATCTCGTGGCAGCATTGGCAGACGTGGTTATCAATCTGCTGGTACAGGCTAGAGATGGTTTCGTTCTGGGTAACCCAGTTGTCGGTCTTTGGGCTTGACCAATGCGGCACATGCACGCCGGGAATTGCCTCAAGAGCAGCGGCAATGGAGTCAACGGCATCTTTAATGGTTTCAGCAGAGCCCCCGTGGATCGCGGCGATAGCATCGGCAACAGCCGACTCATCTTCGGGCTCATAGTTGATGGCGATAGTAATAAGCGTCTGTTCCATAAAGTCTCCTTATGTCTTGATAATATAATACAACAATTGCTGTTTCGGGTCGTGTGTTACGTGGGCATGCCCGCCAGCGCTTGCAAGGGCGCTCATTGTATGGCTGTGGGCGGCATTGATGCCCATGGAGGTAGCGTCATCTGAGGTTCCCGTACCACTGGCGTGCGTGTGTGCAGCGTGGGAAACCGTCCCCTCGTATGAGGTAGTGGTGCTTACGTGGTTGCTGCTTGCGCTGGCGGAAGCAAGGGAAATAACGTGCGTGTGTCCATCCTCGGCAACGGATGAGCCGCTGAGCCTAATTGTTCCCGAGGTAGAGTTTGCTCCACTAGTGATGGAATGCGTGTGTGCCGAGCCTGCGAATCCGAACACGCCACTTACAGCATGCGTCCCTTCCGTGGCAGATCCAGAAGTCGCAGCCGTTACGACGTGCGTGTGGTTTGCGGCATGGTTGTGGTAGCCCGCAGTAGTCATGCTTTTTGTGTGAGATGAATGGTCGCCATTAGTCGAGTGGCTAAATGAATCGTAGAACTGAACCCCAGAAGCAACTCTCCAACTCCCAGGAAGCCCGTTATGATCTGGCGCAGTTGAAAGCGAAGACGGAGCCCCAATAAGCCAATAGTCATCGTAGTAGGGAAGGTTGAACGTTGTTGTCCCGTTGCCAACACCATAATTTGTTCCAATAACCGCAAACAAATCCGCATACGTTGTCCGTGAAACCGCGTCGCCGTTGCAAAGAATCCAACCAGATGGAACATTGCTGTGCGACCCAGCCCACGATGTAACCATCCCAGGCTCCCCAGAAGAACCGGATGCCGAGCCGCCAATTTCTGCCCAGCCCGTGCTCTTGTACACCTTAACTTTCTTAGTAGTTGAGTTGAAATAAATTTGCGCAAGGCTTGGTGCCGACTGGTCGCTTGATGCAACTGGTAGCCCAAGTGGCGAAACAAACTTTACAGACATCTTATGCCGCCTTAATAATATAGTGGACCTGATAGGTTTCGTAAGAGTGGCTAGTGTGCGTATGCGAACCGTTACTTGATGGTGTTGCCGTGTGGTTATGCGAGGCTGGAGATGCGGATGCTGTATTCCCAGAACTAGCAAGGTCAAAAACAGGGCTATGCGTATGTGATGCATGTGCCTGCCAAGATGAGGTTGTAACGGAGTGGCTGTGCGTGTTTGTTGACACCGTTGGGGCCGTATGCGTATGCGCCGTTGACGCCCTTGTCGTTCCGGTTGCAACGCCAGAGCCAGCAGCGCCAGACGCAACAGACGAGGTGTGGGTGTGGCTCTGTCCGGCATTTGACGTGTCTGAATATGTATGACCAGTAAAAGTGATTGCCCCATCAGATGCAGTTGCGGAGTGAGTGTGCGCGTAGTCATGCTCTGGCTCGGTAAACGCTGTGTATGTTAGCGCATGCGAGTGCGTTGCCGCATCCCCAACATGCGCAGCAACCTCACTGGCATCTATGGTGCCCTGGCGAAATGTTGCCGTGTTGTCAATGTTTCCCAGTAGGTCAAGTCCCGCCGCCCCAACAACCTGATACCCCTGAAGGTCCGGAACATTAAACGTTGTTGATCCATTACCCGTCCCAAACCTTGTAGAAACTATTGAGAAAAGACCAGAGTACGTTGACCTTGAAACCGCCTGACCTGCGCACACAAGCCAGCCAGATGGGGTCGAAGCACCAAGCCATGGCTGAATAGAGCCAATGGGCATGTCAATTGACGAAGAGCCGCCCAGAGATGACCAAGATGTTCCGTCATGGATTCGGATAACAGCATTCACGCTGTCGTAATAAATTAACCCAGCGCCAGAATATGTAGACTCAACATTTTCCTGCGTGGCAACTGGCAACTTAATGCTGGAAAGAATCTTTGTCATGTTTTCACCAGATACCAAACTCTTGCCCTATTGGCAGAGTGATTGTCGTGAGTATGTGCTGCGGTTCCGTCTGCTGCCATTGTTCCGCCGTGCGTGTGCCCGCTCACCGCTCCGGATGTGTTGGTGTACGAAGGAACTGTTCCGCTATAGGTGTGGCTATGGCCGCCGCTAGTGCCTACGGACTCTGTGACCGTATGCGAGTGAGCATTGCCCCCAGAGATGTCCCCCACCGTATGAGTATGGCTTACCGCTGCGGCAGTTTCATTGGCTGAAGTTGTAGACATAGAAATGGTTCCGGAGGAGGCTCCAAGATCGCCAACCGCGTGGGAGTGCCCATCCGAAGATGTGGCGCCGACATACGTGTGGGTGTGTCCGCTTGCCGCAGTTTGACTAGAGTACGTGACTGTTGTTGAGTGATTTGTTGTGTGAGTGTGCCCGCCCTGAGTGTCATCCGTAAACGTGTGCGTATGCGCTGCGTTGTCGGACGAGTGCGTAAGCGCAGTAAAAGGATCAGCAGACCCGTATGTCCAGACTTTTCCGCCAGAAGTGTTGCCAACCGCAACTCCAAGATTTGCGGATACCGCACCGACAAGGCTAAGCCCCCTGAAATCTGGAAGGTTGAACGTTGTCGTTCCGTTCCCAACGCCGAAATATGTGCTGGTAATGGCAAACAGGCTTGAGTAGGTGGAGCGGGAAACGGCTGTGCCGTCACACAGAAGCCATCCGCTTGGCGGGGAGGAAGGGGAGCCAACCCAGGTTATGACCGAGCCGGTAGGCATTTCTGTGGTTGTTACCCCGCCTAGGGCGCTCCACGTAGAGGCGCCCTTAATCTTTAACTCGTCAGTAAAACTGTTGTAATAAAGGGTACCCTCGTCCGCTGTGGGGTCCGAGGTTAGTTCGGAATTAACACTAAGGGTGTTGACGAATTTAGGCATATAAAGATTATACCCCCCTCAGCGCTTAAATCAAGCGCCTTGGGGGGTATGCTCTTTATTGATTATCCGTTTACAACGACTCGGTAGGTTCCTGCGAGGCTGATGGTGACCGTCAACGTGTCGGTTGTTGCGGTAACAACATCGGCAAACACCTGAGCATCTGCGGAGTCGTAAATGGCAACCTGCACGGCCTTGGTTCCAAGGCTGTGGGTGACCGTCTTGGCTTCGCCTGTGGTCCAGGTTGCGCTCGTGTTGTAGCGGCGTGCACCACCGTAGGTTGGGCTAATTGCGGTACCCTGCCACGTACCAGCAGAGATCGTACCAACGGTCGTGATGCTGTCATCACCGCTGTACGTTCCGCCAGCCACTGCGGCCAGGGTCGAGTTGTATGCCTGAACGTCCGTGCCAATTGCAAGGCCGAGGGCCGTGCGGGCAGCGCCAGCGTCAGTTGCGCCAGTACCACCGTTTGCAATGGCAATCGCCGTGCCGTTCCACACACCGGTGGCAATCGTGCCAACCGAGGTAAGGCTTGACCCGGTGACGCCTGAGCCAAGCGTGGTGCCGCTGAGGACTTCGGTGCCGTTGATGTAGAACTTCTTGCCAGTAAGAAGGTTCAAGTGCTCAGACGAGGTCCACGAATCAGTTGCGTCAACCCAGTTAAAGGTCTTGTCCGTAGCGCCCTTAAGGGTAATACCGCCGCCATCAGCGCCAGCATCGGTTGGGCTTGCAGTTGAACCAAGTTCAATGTTCTTGTCGTCAACTGTCAGTGTCGTCGAGTTTACCGTTGTCGTCGTTCCGTTGACCGTCAGGTCGCCAGAAAGGACAAGGCTCGTACCAGTCGCTACGCCAATGTTTGGCGTAATGAGCGTTGGGGTGTCAGCAAAGACCAGCCCACCGGTTCCGGTCTCGCCGGTTACCGCTGCTGCTAGGTTTGCCGAAGATGGGGTAGCGAGGAATGTTGCAACGCCAGTGCCAAGGCCATCAACACCTGTGCTGATAGGCAGGCCCGTGGCGTTTGTAAGCACACCGCTTGATGGAGTGCCAAGCGCTGGCGTAACCAACGTTGGGCTGGTAGCAAATACCAGCGCGCCAGAGCCGGTCTCGTCGGAGATCGTGTTCTTCAATTCAAGAGAGGTTGTTGCAGCAAAGTCGCTCAACTTGTTTGCGGTCAGCGCCACGGTGCCGGTTGCGGCAGGTAGCGTTACGGTTGTCGTACCAGCAACGGCAGCAGGCTGAAGAGTTGTCGTGCCAGACGACGAGCCAGGCATGGCAACGCTTGTAATTCCAGTGAGGGCAAGGTTTGCAGATGAGCGGTTTAGCGCAACGCTGGTTGTACCAACAAAGGTTGTGTCCGACGGGCTCGCCTTGCCGTTGGCAAGGTCATAAGCAGACTTAACCGACGCAGGCGTTGCGGCCTTGGTCGTTGAGGTGCTAGATACGGAATCTTCAAGTTGAACGGCACCCTTAACGCTTGTCGTGCCGTCAGCAATGCTGATGGCTGGGGTTGTTCCGCCGGTTGAGGAGATTGCACCAGTGCCGGTAACCGCCGTGACGGTTCCTGCGCCGGTCGAGAGCGTTACCCACGCTGCGCCGTCGTATACCTTGATTGCATCAGAGACGGTGTTGTAGTAAATCTGCCCCTGAACTGGTGATGCTGGATCAGTAGCAAGGTTCTGAATGGCGGCATTGAGCAACTCATTCTTCTGGAGGTCTACGCTTGCAAGAAACTTTACTGCCATGATGGTCTCCTAATTCAAATATGCTTGGCCACTAAACCCAGCAGAAAACTGGATTGTTAGGGCATTATCGCTTGTATATGTCACTTCGCCAATAACAACTGTACCTGCAGAGTCAACGACCGTAACGCTTGGTCGGCGACCGAGGTTATGCGTGATATTCCATGTTGCCGAGGGGCTGCTCTGGGTAAATACGTAGTTTTGGAATGATGTTCCAACGTTAACAACCGTTGCCGCAGGTGCGGTAGCGGTGTTGAATGGTCGCACTTGTGCGGTGTTGGTTGAGCGAACGATAGAAATCGTTCCGCCTTCATCAACAATTGAGAGTGGGCTCATCGCGTTACCTCCGCTGAGAGGGTGAAATCTCCACCCATGACCTTGTCTACATAGGCACCGTTCACAACTTCGAGGTCGTACACGTAATCTCCGGCAGGAATTGCTGACGTAACCGAGCCGTCAACCAGGATGGTGATGGTTCCGGTTGTCCCACCAAGCGTTAGCCCGCCGGACGGGCTGGTCAGCGTGAGGTAGGCATACCCAGACGACGCGCGGGGGCGAACCTGCATCCGGGCCGTGTAGCCCGTCAGGTTTATAGGGCTGCTATTCGCATCGCTATAGGTCACGACGCGAGAAAGACTGCTGCCCTGCTCGGTGGAGATGTCGTACTCAATAATTGCCATGTATGGCATTTTACACATAAAAAAAGATCACACAACATCGAGCGTGACTACGTGATGTATAATAACCCCACGACAACGTCATTTAGGAGAACCCATGGGACGACCCGGCAGACTTCCGCAAGGACAGGTACAGGCAGTCAGAGACAGAATCCGCTCTCTCCTGCTTGCTGGCTTGCACCCCAGCGCCATTGCCAAGCAGGTGGAACTGGCTGAGGACACCGTCCGCAGGCACCTGACCGTCATCCGGCAAGAGTGGAAAGACCAGGGCGTTGATGTCAGCGGCACCCGTTTGGAGTTGATTGCCAAGGCAAACTCCATCTCCCAGCAGGCGGCTATTGAGGCGGCGAAGGCTCGCGGCACCAGCGCAGCGGTCGCGGCGCTTAAACTGCAACTAGAAGTTGTCGACCGCATTGCCAAGTTGACGGGCGCATACGCTCCGGAGAAGGCAGAGATTAGCGGCCCGGGCGGCGGTGCCATCCAGGTAGTGCAGACCGACCACGAGATTGACCACTTGCCCCCTGCTCAGGTAGCAGCGCGTTTACGCGCATGGGCAGAGGACATTGAATCCCAGAAGACTGGAGAGGAGGTGCCGGATGAACAACCAGGAGTACCGCGATTGGCTGAGACGGAAAGCGCAGACGTCTGACGCAGCGTTTGCCGAGTACATCGGCAACCTTATCTTCCCCAAGCACCTTCGTGAGATGGAGCAGTTCCTCAACGATAACCCTCGCGCGCTTGTGCTCATGCCACGAGGCCATGCTAAGACAACGCAACTTTTGCACCGCGCCGCTCGGCTTATTGGTGTCCACAAGGGGCAGATCCGTGTAGGCATCTTAACCGCCGTGCTTTCCGATGCGCTTGCACGATCTAGGGCAGTCAGGACGTTGGTAGAGCATCCGAAGTTTGCTGAGATCTTTGAGTGGGCACGAGATGGAGTCATCGGCACAAAGTGGACAGACGAAGTGTGGACCATCAAGGGTGCCAACCTTGGTAAAGACGCAACCTGTTTTGCAGACGGTGTGGGCTCCATTAAGCCCGGTGCCCGTCTCGACGTCCTCCTCGCAGACGACATGGTCGGTATCAAGGAAAACGCCACGCCGCTGCAGCGTCAGAAGTCCAGCGAAACCTATTGGCAGGTGGTTGACCCGATGCTTGTCCCTGGCTCCAAGCGCTGGTACATCGGCACACGCTGGCACGAAGATGACTTCTACGCAGAACTCACAAGGAAGGGCGTCCCCACCTACCAGCGCCGATCCCTGGAAGATGCCGGCCCACTTTGGCCGGAGATGTACACCGAAGAGGCGCTGCTTCAAAAGAAGGAAGAACTGGGCGGACCGATCTTCTCGCTCCAGTACCAGAACGACGTGACCCAGATGGGTGGAAACATTTTCCGGCACGACTTCCTTCAGTATGTGGACCGCGTGCCCGCAGGCGCCCGCCGCATTGGGGTCGACCTTGCCTCCTCAGCAAGCGAGCGTTCCGACTACACGTCGGCAGTAGAAGTGGTTGAGGACGCAGACAAGAACTTGTATGTGGTCGGTGCCTATCGTGAGCGCCTTGTGCAGGGGCATCAGCAATGGCTTACGGGGCTAGATAAGACTGGCTCAATCGTGGACGGTTCCAATGGGCCACGCATGCTTTGGCCAGCACGGTACGTTGGTCTTCGCGGACAGCAGGATGTAGACATGGATAGCCCGCGCAACTTTGAGGCGGTCAACATTGAAGCAGTCCAGCACCAAAGCACGTTTGTGCGCGAAATGCTATCTGAGACCCGCCTTCCAGCAAGGCCTATCCGCCCAGACCGCGACAAGGTTGTTCGCTCTCGCGCCCTCGCTGCTCGGTACGAGGCTGGAAAAGTATTCCACCTTCGGGGAGGGCCGGGTATCAGCGCTCTGGAGTCTGAGATGCTAGGATTCCCCAATAGCGAGCACGACGACATGGTCGACGCGCTGGTCTATGCCGCAGATGTTGGTGGAGTCGGCTTTTAC